TGAACCTCATCCGCAGGCTGGAGCAGTACACCCGCAAGGCGCAGGAGAAACCCACACCCCAAAGCAAGCAGAACCGCATGGACAAAAAGCGCAAGGGAGTCATCAAGGCCATTTGCGCCTACGGCGAGCTGTGCGGAGTGACATACACGGTTGACTACGCCAAGAGCATCGCCACACGCGCTGCCGGGCGTGACAGCTTCAACGAGATAACTGAAGGCGAGCTGACCCGCATTTACAATGAATTCTGCCGCAAGCAGACGGCTGCAAGGGCAAGGACAGATTTACCCATACTTAAACACAACTTTTCCTTGAACTGATGAAACGCGCCCTTACCATAACCGACATTCGGAACTACAAGACGAAGACCTACCTGCTCGACGGCGGCCTTGACTTGGCCCTTGGCGAAGTGGAACTCACCGGCAGCTGGATTGTGTGGGGAGGGTCGGCAAACGGTAAGACGCGTTTCGCCTTGCAGCTGGCCAAGGCACTGGCCAAGCACGTGCGGGTGGCCTACGACAGCCTTGAGGAAGGTTTGAGCCTCTCGATGCAACACGCCATCGAGGACGTTGGCTTTGCCGACGTGAAGCGGAACTTCATCCTGCTTGACGGGGAGGGCATCGACGAGTTGAAGGAGCGTTTGCGCAAACAGCGCAGCCCAAAGGTGGTCATCATCGACTCGCTCCAATACACGGGCCTCACCTACACGGAATACAAGGCCCTGCGCGACGAGTTCCGCTCGAAGCTCTTCATCTTCATCAGCCATGCCGAAGGCCACAACCCCAAGGGCGCGGTAGCCAATTCGGTGAAATACGACGCATTCGTGAAGGTGTATGTGGAAGGCTACCGGGCCTATCCCCAAAGCCGCTACGGAGGCAACGTGCCATACACTGTTTGGCCTGAAGGCGCGGCGAAATACGGACACACACCAATAAACACTATTCAATAATCAATAATTAACCAACCGAAATGAATATCTCAATAACAAAAGAAGAGTTCCTCGCCATCTGTTTTGCGATTGATGGAATTGAATCGTATTTGATTTACATGGAAAAATATTTTGGTCCATTGGATCAGGAATTTGTCGAATACAAAAAGCGGGCTGATAAGAGCACACAGGCAATGCGTCGTGTTCGTGAAAAATACGAAGAAACCCTTTACAGGGAGAAAATGATAGCCGGTATCATTGCAGAAAGCAAAAATCAAGGCAAGAAAATGTCCAGGAAAACAGCTACAAGCCTATTACGAAAATACAATGTTATTTAATCACCATTAAACATCAATTAAAAATGAAAGTACAAATTGAAATCAAAGAGAAAGCATTGAGCATCGCTATCCTGTCAATAGGGACGATGGCCAAATCTGAAACCGACAACAGCCTGCTTGAACAGGCCGTGGAGCGTTGCAAAAATGAAGTCACCGAAATCGACATCGAAAAGCATGATGAAGACATGAGCCTTCAGATTGCTCTTGCCTTGTTCGCAATTACTCAGCAAGGAGAGAATATCGAAAACGAATCCAAGGAGCGATGAAAACACCAGGACACAAGATCAAGTGCTGCATCTGCGGTAAAACGAAAGAAGAATGGGGCAACAACGCCATCCCCGTCGCTTGCGGTACCTGCTGCGACAAATGCAACCGTGAGGTGGTAATACCGACACTGCTGAAAATGGCTTTCCCAAGAAAAACCAACTGACCCATGGACGGCACATTGTTCAACATAGAAGACTATACCGACGAGCGTGTGCGCCGTATCATGCAGGGCAAAACGTGCAGAACATGCGACAACCGTGTGCGGCACGACTACAGCAAAAGCACATACTACTGCAAAGCGCATGAAAGCGGACGCACCGCCAATGGTCTCCTGAAGGTAAAAGCCAACCAACCGGCTTGCATACGATACACCAATCAAGACAACCAATAACAATCACTTAAACATCATTCAAAATGGACAACAAGAAACAGACAGTAGAAATGACGGCGGCGGAGGCTGAGCAATTTGCCGCGTTCAAGGAAGCCCAGGCAAAGAAAGAGGCCGAGGCAAAGAAAAAAGCCGACCGCGAGGCCTACGCCAAACTGGTGGATGAGACCATAGCATCGTCCATGCCACAACTGCGGGACATCAGCCAAGCCATCACGGAAAGGAAGCAGCTTGTGATGAGCAATTTCAAGACAGCACTGGAACTGAAGGCCGACATTTTCGGCGTAAGGGACAACCAACACAGCCACACCTTCACCAACAGCGAAGGCACAGCCAGAATCACCCTCGGACAGTACCAGCTGGACAATTACAAGGACACGGTGAACGAGGGCATCGCCATCGTGAAGGAGTACCTGGGCAGCCTGGCCAAAGACGATGACAGTGCCGCCCTGGTGCAGGCCGTGTTGCGCCTGATGAGCCGCGACCAGGCGGGCAACCTGAAGGCAAGCCGTGTGCTCCAACTGCGCAAGATGGCCCAGGACAGCGGAAACGAGCGGTTCCAGGAGGGCGTGCGCATCATCGAGGAGAGCTACGCGCCCACCGAGAGCAAGCAGTTCATCCGCGCCGATGTGAAGGATGAGAACGGAAAATGGATACCTGTCCCGCTTGGGATGACGGAATGCTGATGAAAGATGGGCAACCATTGCATTTACACGGTGTGCCGCAATTGCGGCGAGGAATACTGCCTGCGCTGCGAGTTTGGCATCTGCCCGAAATGCGGCACGCCGTGGAACGCGAAGCCCGAAATGCTGACAGTGTATGACTACATAGGAAAACCGCACGAAATGACAGTTACAGAGATATACCAGGAAACCTTGGAACTTGCGAAGCGTGACAAGATCGACCTTGTGAACCGCATCCTGGCGAGCATCAAGGACACGGACAAGCCGACACCCGAACAGGATGACAACGTTCCCGCGATGCCGGTGTACGAGGGCCTGACCGTCTTCGCCGAAATCTACCGTGCAAAAAAGGGCGTGACCTATACCACGGGCAAGTTCTCGGGAGCCGACTATAAGAACATGAAGGAGCTGCTGTGGAAGATAGAGGAGCGCATCGTGGAAGGCGGCACCGTCATCGTGAACGATGCGCTGCGCATCGGCAACCTGAAGATGTTCCTTCAGGCGGTTTGCGCCATGAAGAACCAGTGGTACTTCGAGAACCGCTTCAACCCCTACGGGCTGAACAATGACTTTGAGAAAATCTATTCCAACCTCGCAAACAACAGCGACCATGCCAGAAGAAAACAAGCTTTCGACTACCTCTAATCCCCCTGGTACCCTTTCAAAGGGGGAATGTGCCGTGGCGGTTCCGACAAGGGAACGGCTACAGAAATGCCCCGTGGCGCAGAGGCTCTATGACAGGACTGGCGACGGCCTTCCGATGGGGGCTGTCGCTGTGGTGGCCGCAGCCGACCGCAGCATCACCACGGCCACTGAATCGGTGAGGAGCACGGGGCAGGTGAGCGTGAAGCGGTTTGCCAAGGACTTCGAGGAGCGGACGCTTGCCGCCTTGGTGCTGACCCACCTGACCATCGTGGAGGACATGATGAACGTGGCCCGACCGCTGAAGCCGGAAGCGATGGCCATGCTCTCGAAGGAGGTGACACAAATGCTGGTGGAGGACGACATGGACTGGAACCTGGCCGACATCCAAATCGTGGCCGACCGACTGGCCAACGGCGAGGTCGGGCAGGTTTATGGCGGGCTGAACAAGGCAATGGTGATGAAGGCTTTCACCGGCTACATGCGTGAGAAATGCGACGCTTTCGTCGAGTTGCGTGAGGAACAGGCAAGGGAACACAGCTTCGGCGACTTCGGAGCCGAGAGAGGCGGCACGGCGCGACTGAGGGAAAGGATGAAGAACCTTGCCGCACTTGCGGCATACAACGAAGGAAATTTCAAAAAGGACACCAAAACTAAAGAACAATGAGCAAAACGAGAAACTACAAGTTCGACAAGATAGAGATCTGCCGCAACTGTCTTGGGATGGGTGTGGTGGACTCCCTTTTGCCGTTCACAACGAAGCAATGCCCGGTTTGTGAAGGCAGCGGGCGCGTGGACAAGACAACCGAAATCACCATCACGGTGGAACCGCACAGGGAGGGATAGGCCATGGGCAGGAAGAAGCGTTACCGTAGCACCAAGAAACGGATGAAGGCCATCCGGGAAATCGTGGAGGCGGAATGGCAGCCTGGCGACCAGAGCCGGTGCTACGCGGCCATCTGGAGGCGGCGTATATTGCCGGAGTTCGGCATCTGCTACAAGACCTTCCTCTCTTACCTTGGCGTTCCCCCTTCGGAGCTGGAGGAGGAGCCGGAAAAGGCCGACCCCAACCAGCTGAGCCTGTTCGACCAATGAATAAACGACCATTAAACACAACATAAACAACCATCAAACAACAAAAAGGAGCTTAGACTATGAGCAAGAAAACAAGAGAACTGAACGCGAGCCTGGCCGAGGGCTATACCTCGGAAGGCTTGGAGAAGGACGGAAAGAACTGCACCTTCGTTGCCGAGTTCGACGGCCTGACGGCCAACACACCGGCGCACCTTGAGCAGTCGGTTGACGGTGAGACTCCCTATCAGGAGATTCCCGACTCGGCCACTACGCTTGAGGCGGGACAGACCGTCCAGAACTGGAACGACGACATGCTGCCGAGAGGGACGATGCTGCGCATCGTGGTTGGCAGCGGCGAGGGAACGATTGTCAACATCAAACTTTTGAGCAATGGATAAGGCGATCAACTTAGGAGGGAGAAAATCGGGCGGCAGCTTCGATCCGAAAGGAACCTACGAGGATCTCATTGCGGGCGACCTCGTTTCGCTGAACGACCGCGTGACCGTGGCCGGTAAGTTTGTCATCCGCACGGCAGCCGGTGACGAGAGCATCGAGAGCGGCAAGGATGCCCTGCTGCTTGAAGTCATTGGCGGCAGCGGCAGCCTCGAAAGCCAAGCTTTCAAAATCAACGCGCTGCGTTGGAACGGTGCGAACCAACTCGACCCGGAGGCATGGGCAGCCGGTAAGACGAGCGGCTACCTGACCGGGGCCGTGGCTAACGGCACCATCGGCAGCGGCACGAACAAGCTGTGCATCATCCGCTGCCCGAAATGCGAGGCTGGTGCCTGGGGCACGGCTGAAAAGAACAACGGCTACCTGCTGACCGACCGCAACGGGAACAACCTGAAGGCGGGCGACGGTACCATCGTGGGCGTGTGGTATTGTGCCACGCTCCCCGCTTCAGGCAGTGAAGTGGCCGTCGTGACGGAGCACACCTTCGCGGGCCATACGGAACGCTTCTACCTGCCCGACGAGGGCTATATGATTGTGGAGGTTGCGGCCTCTGCAACCTTGGCTGACATTTCGGCACACCTGGCATGGAGCAAGGAGTACGATGTGTTCAAGGAATATGTGGCCCCGGTGGAGCTTGTCTTGGCTGTGTCGGCCCTTACGAGCAAGTTCGACACGGAGACCATCAACGGTAAGACCTGCCTCGTTCTCCGTGGCATTGAGCATGGCAACGGCGGCATCTTCGACCGCATCGTCATCTATGCCGAGGGTGGCGGCACCTACGAGCGCAACATTGCCCAGCAGCTGCTGACCGGCCTGACTTGGGCTGAAACGGAAATCGAGGGCGAGATAGTGGAAGGCGAAGGCGAGGCCACAAATGGCTACCGCTACACGGCTTCGTTGCCGACCTCGGGCACCTACGCCGTGCTGCTCGACGGCCTCATCAGGAGTGACATCGAGGGCATTGGCTTGGAGGGCTACACCCTTGTTTATGACAGTGACGAGCAAATCGTGCCCGCGACGGCATGGGCAGGCAAGTATGTGGACTACCAGATTGCCACTCCCGTGACTGGCACACACACCATCGACCCGACGGGCAAGCCCGCCGACGACATGGGCACCGAGGAGGTGGTCGGCGGTAATTCACCCACCGGCACCATCGTCATCAGCTACGTTCGCGGCTTCAGGGACTCGATGCGAGCCCTTTACAACGACTTCAAGGCCGTGCAGTCAGAACTGGAGCTGCAAGGCTACACCAAGCCTGCTTTCTGCATGGGCAAGTGGCTGGACAACGCGAACACGGCCAGCCCGACCGACCAAGACAACCCTGATGCCTTGGCCGTGCTTGGCAACCGCGAGTGGGCTCTGGACTGGAGGCCGTTCCTGGTCGACATGACCGCCGTTGAGGGTGAGACGAAGAAACGCCCGGTGATGGAGCTGAAGAAAAACAACTGGCTGCGCGATATCTACGGCAACTGGGCACCCGTGGTGGGTATCACGACGGCGATGCGCGACGAGTGCATGGCCAACGCCCTCTACACCGACGCGGCGTGCACGGAGCAATACTGCGCCTCTGGAGCCTACGACGCGGAGGCCTTCCTTGCACTGTGCTCGATCGAAACCGTGGACGGTGTGAAGACACTGACCCATCCGAAGCTGTACAAGGCCGCCGACACCGAAGTCACCCACTACCTGATGCCTTGGGAAACCACCGAGACGAAATACTCGATCTTCGTTGGCCGCAAGGACGAGGTTTACCTGCTGGACGGCGTGATTGGCGCAAGCGGCAAGGAATGGAACGGCATCCTGTGTTCCAACATCAACTTCTGGGACGGCGTGGATGTGAAGGTGTATTCCCTGAAACCCACGGGCATTTGCCCAAGCCCCGCAACGGCCATCAGCGAGAACAGCACGACGAAAATCCGCAGCTTCTTCTACAACTACCCTTCCACGCTGACGGGCATCAGGGGGAGGAAAGGCTACGCCCCGGCCTGCGAGATGTTCTACGACAACGGCCACTATCCGACCAGCGGCTACAGCCAAATCACCACGAAGACAAACGCCCGAGCCAACAACTATGTGGCCACGGCCCCGTTCCCGGTAGCAGAGGGAGGCTTCCACGCAAGAAACACCTTCCTGCGCTGTATTGAGACGGCCTTGGGGACGAAGTACCTTTGCTCCTCTGGGCGCTTCAGCAGCGGCGTAAGTGCAAACGATGCGTGCGGCAACGAGAGCCAATGGCTGGAAAGAGGCGGTGTGCGCATCAAGGCGACAGGCGATGCCAACTGGACGTACAAGAGCTGGGCTCAGAACGGCAAGATTTATTACAAGGACGGTAGCACCTACAAGACCGTCGACATGGCCGCTATGCTAACCTCATACGGCCCACACGTGAAGACATTGGAGTCGCAGATTGCCGTGTCGTTTGCCGTCGAGTTCGGCATTGCCGCCGGAGAGCATTTCATGTTCAACGGCTGCGAGTGGTGGTATGCCAACCCGACCACATCCACCTTCACGCCGCCCACCTTGGCCGACGGCTACATGAACGCCCGCGTGTACAAGATCGTGACCGGCAGCTTTGCCGCCTACAGCGACACAGAAGGCACGGAGGAGACCTTCACCGTTGAATGCTGCCTACGCACGGGCTTGATGCTGGGCTGCGACATGAGCGGCGACATCGGCCCTTATTGGGGCGGTGGCTGCGAGATGGTGGGCGACTGCCTGACAGCACCCAGTTCCAGCCGATACGGTCACACCATCCGCGCCTACATCGAGCCTGACCAGGAGAAATGGGTGAACGAGAATTCGGTGGATGTGAACATGGGCCAGAAGTTCGGCTTCGAGAGCAAGTACAAGTATGCCGGGAGCATTGTCAACCGCACTAACAACTACATTCGTCGCCGTCTGCCTAACACTCCGTTGCCCGTGAGCTCCAGCGGGAGCATCAGCAAAGGCGAGTGCGGCTACGGCTATATGTCGAACTACTGGGGCACCGTCGGCAAGCGCACCCGCGTGGGTCTCCGTTCAGGCACCTACGCTTACGTCAGCAACTTGTCGGCGCGGTTTCTGTATGCGAACTACTCCGCAGGCTACACGAATGCTAACTATTGCGGTTCTGCTCAAGTTCTTTTGGATGTGCAATAGAACGCAGTTCCGTGCAACGGCTGCAAGGGCCATGCAATGGCCCGACCTTCCAACCGCCCTTCGGGGCGGTTTTTTTTTGTTTTTCAACGGCAAATTTTCCTAATTTTGCCGCGTTGCAGCGCACAAGTCCGGCACAGTGACCAGGACCTCTGAGGGCGCGAGGACAAACAACACAAGGGAGGCGGGCGGTGGGTCTCCGTTCAGGCAACAACGCTAACAACAGCAACTTGTCGGCGCGGTATCTGAATGCGAACAACTCCGCAGGCAACACGAATGCTAACTATTGCGGTTCTGCTAAAGTATGAGCAAAGAGAGAAACAGATTGCGCCCGTCACCCGTGCCCGGAAGCGGCAGACATACAAGACCAGCCGGTGAGATTGGAGGCCGGTGGCAAGTGTGGGTTGAGATGCCCGACGCTTGCCGACTGCTCAAACTTGACATTGAGCCATGAGAGTGACTGAAGAAATAGTACGCGCCGCAATGACGAACGCGGCTGAAGGCCACAGTAACAAGACGGAGGTGGAGCGCATGATGGCCAATGCGGATGCCTACGCCAAGAGTGTGGTGGCCTCGATAGCCAGCGGCGAGTACAAGGAACATCTTGGTTACCGAAAGCTCACCAAGCAGAACCCAAACGGAAAAGAGCGCAAGATTGACTCCCCTTTGCTTTTCACCTTTGTCTTGCAGCACCTTTTCAACATCATGGCCAAACCCCTCTACGATTGGCATGACAACAAAAACGGCATCAACTGCAAGCCGGGCTGCGGCATCACCTCGTCGGTGAAAGCCAACTCTGTCATCCACCGCCTGAAACACCTGGTGTATGACCGGCGCGACCTGGGCTGGTGTGTCATCATCGACCAGAGGAAGTGCTACGAGCACATCACCCCGAAGATATTCCGAAGGGCGATGCGGCGACTGACCGACGACCGGGAACTGATAGAGTTCGGCATCACGGTGGGCTTCGTCGACGGACACCTGCCCATCGGAACACCGACCTCGCCGCTGATGCACCATATCGTCATGCTGGAGTTCGACCAATGGAGCAAGCAGGCGGTCCCATTTGCTATGCGTTACGCCGACGACTGCCTGTTTGCGACCTATACCAAGGAGGAAGCGAACGCGCTGAAATGGCGTGTGCAGAACTTCTGGTGGTACAAGCTACAGATCCGGGCCAAGGCTTCAGCGATACGGCTCCAGCCTTTGGCCAAGGAAGTGTCGTTTTGCGGCTATGTGGTACACCGAAATCCGAGGAAGGGCGTGGCCGACCATGACAAGGGCTACACGACACTCCGGCAGAACATCAGGGCGAGGGCATCGCGCTGCCGGAGAGATGAATCGTGGGCAAGCTATTACGGCCTGCTGCGCCATGCCGACGGATACAACCTAATGAAAAAAATTGAGGAAAAAATGAAACTACGACAACTGACGGAGAAAATCCGCATCAACAGGAGCCTCGACGCTCCGAACATCAACCCTAAAGACCTCGCGGGAAAGGTTTTCACAATCTTCGACTATGACATCAAGAGCGACAGCAAGGGAACGCCGAACTGGATCAAGTGTCTTATCGGCATCGAGGAAAAGGACGAGGAAGGCAACCCGACCGGGCGCATGAAGGCTTTCGAGTTCCACGGCTCCTACATGTACATCGTGGAGTTTATGACGATGGCGGAGCATACCTTCGGTAAAAAGAACATGCTGCCCTTGGAGGAGATGGAGATTGAGAACCAATGCGGCTACATCTTCAAGGGCAGCACGAACCAGATGGAGTACATAGAAAATTAAGGTTGTGTCAAACCTGATTGCTCCATGAACTCGACCGAGAGTTTGGCGGTGTCAACAGTGACTTTTGGGAAGGTGAAAGAAATATCTTGCAGATGGCACCGATAGGTCTCAATGCTGTCAACATACCGCTCGTGGTTGTGGTTGACGGTTGAGGAGGTGCGCACAAGCGCATTGAAAGAGCCGATGACCTTGGGCGGCGTGGGCGTTTCTTCCTGTCCGGGAGACGCAGGGGCTTGCGTCTCCACAGGCACGGCAACGGTGCCATGCTGTCCGTGAAGCTGCCGGAAGAGGACGGTGGGAATGTCGAGGTAGGACAGAGCCGTGGCCCTGACATCGGCGTTTTGGACATTGGATGCGGTGTTGGCATACCAAGGTGTGACGATGTGAAGGCGGATGGTGAGGTCGGCATCCTGGACATGCTGGCCGAGGGTGCGCCACTCTATGTTGGTGAACTCCACGAATACGGCTGGTGTTTCGAAGGGTGTTTCCTGCTCCATAAACTCAACCTGTCGGTTCCATAGGTCGCAGTGCTTGAATAAGGGTTGCGGGTTCTCCTGCTCGTCGGTGATGGCAAGGAGTTTTTCTTCGAGTGCGAGATAGAGATATCTAATCATGGCTGTGCTATTTGATTGAGTTTTTCTTCGAGTTTTTTGATGATGAGGTCGTTCAGTTCAGGGTGCTCGCCCATGAACTGGCGGCGGGGCATGGTGAAGCCGCTGCCGCGCCCTGCGCGGAGGCCCTCGTTGTGAACGCGGCCATAGGGTTCTTTTGAGCCGAAGGCGGACGGGTTTGTCCAGATGGTGACAGTGCCGTTTTTGGCTTCCATGATTTCGATGGAGCGACCGAGGTCGCCGGTGTCGCCGGTGAGGATGCGGCGTGTGGTTTGCGCTGGATGATGTTTGGCGGCATAGCGGTTGGCCTTTGTTCCGGGAGTGCGCCGCTGCACCTCTTTCCACTTGACGCGGCCCCATGCCTGGTTCTGGAAGTTCTTCTTGAACCAGGAGACGGCCACATTGCCGATGATGGTGAGGCCGTAGCGGTCGAAGAGGTCGCCGAACTGCTCCCTCATCTCATGGATGCGCTGCTGGAACTGTTCAGGTGTCATTTTTTTCAGTTTTTTGTTGTATTATTCAAAAGTTTTGTATTTTTGCAGTCGTAAGTCATTCAAACGAGAGCGAGGATTGTAGTTCCACGAGGCAGTTTGAAGGATTGAGAAACAAAGCCGTTGCTTTATCATTGGGGCGAGTATTTTTGCCTATGAGAGTGGCGGCTTTTTAGTATTCATGGATTTCCTTGCTTATAGTGTACAGGTAATAGTTTCCGTCATCATGCAAAACGATGTTCAGGTAGGCATTTTGTCCGTCGGCGAGTGTGGTCTGGCAGTAGTAGTATTTCTTGAATTTTCTCTTTAACCTGCGCGTCTTCTTGTTGGTGTTGTGAGAAAAATCAACTTCTGCCTCCCCAACATAGGTCGCTCTTTTAAGATAGACATCAGGATTGCTCAGTATTTCGTTCTTTAACCAATACATTCTCTTTTTGCCAAACATGGATTGTGCTGTTTCCGAAATGCCCCAGTCGGCAAAGTGTATGTCGTGCATTGCTCCGTCAATTTCGCATTGGCAGGTTTTTGATAGCAATGGACTTTGTTTGGCTGAATCTCTGAGCAGATTGCGTGCCGCTGACTCACACTGTTCCTCCACCTTATCCCTTTCCCTGCGGCTCTTTCCCGCCTTGGCGAAATATGTGGATTCATCGGTGAAGATCTGGCCGGTTTCGGCTGGGTTGCCTTCGAGCCCACGGGCGGGACGGATGCCTTCGGGATTGTCGCCAGTGACGGGGTCGTCGGTTTCTTCCCAATCGCACTTGCAGTTCCAGAGGTTGCCGGGCTGGTTGGAGTTCCAGAAGGGGTCGTTCTTGGCCCACACGCGGTTGTAGAAAGGCATGTGCTGCTCCCTTGGGTTTGCGCTGCGGCTGGGCAGCCATCGGATGTTGGGGAACAGGAACATGTTGTCGCCTTGGCTGAAGTCGGCCCATTGTTTGGCCGTGCGTGCACGGGCGACGGCGGTGTTGTATTCGGCGGCCTGATATCGGTTGAAGGTGTTGAGGACGGCACGGGCCATACGGTCGAACTCTTCGGGGCTTCGTGCCACGCCGTCGCGGTCGGCAAGCTGACGCTCCAGCTGCTGTGTGGCGTGGAAGGCCTTGTAAGCGGCAAAACGGGCCACATTAGCCTCAAACTGGAGTTGCATATCCAAATCCATATCCCCATGGGTTGAAGGGCTAAAAACACCCGAAACACCCTTTTTAAGGTTCTCGGAATAGGCGCGGTAAAGTTCGGGGTGGATGGTTCCGGCCTTGCCGTCGCGCACGTCGGCGATAACCTGGGCGTAGAGTTGCTTCATGGAGAGGGCATAGACACGTGGCAACGCAGCCACGGCCATGGCCAACTCCACGGTGCTGCCTTGGAAATAGAGGCCGTCGAGGTCAACGAGGGACGGGGCATCGCCCGTCCTCAGACGAAAAAACGCTTCAGGCGGTTGAAGAGGTTGGTTGCTCCCGGCTTCCGCCTGTTGGCCTTCGGGTCTTCGTCGCCATCGTCCAACGGGTTTTCAGGCACCGTTTGAAAGGCGTTTAAAGCCTGTTTCAACTCCATTTCCTCCTTCAGCTGCTCGTAGTTGTCGGGCTTGGGGATGGGGAACTCGTCGTAGATGTAGTCGTCGTCGACGGGCACCTCCTGGCGGATTTCCTTGATGACGTCCCATTTGTCCTTCAGCCGCGCCCAGTCGGTTTCGAGGCCCTCGTACATGATTTCGCCGCCTTGCAGGTTGAAGCCGAAACGCTTCAGCACGGCACGGAGGCGGGTATTGAGTACGGAGAGGACAAACAGCTTGTCGCTCTCGTTCTTCTCGCCCTCGGCTTCCTTGTGTACCTCGCCCAGGGCCTGGCTGCCTATCTCGCCCTGCTCGGTGGTGAGGGTGTTGCCAAGGATGACCTTGGAGATGGCCGCGTCGCACTTGGAGATGAGGAGGTCGTAGACATCCGCGCTGCTGGTGCTGCCGCCGGTGTCGTGAAGGGTGAGCTCCGCGCCCTTGGGCTTGATGAGGTAGCCCGCGCTGCCCCATTCTTCCATGGCCTGTTCGAGCTTGGCGCGTGTGGCCTCGTCGTAGTCGTCGTAGGAAAGCTCACGGAAGGGCATGCCGAACATCTCGGCGAACTGGCTCCAGTCGCCGAATCCGCCGCGCTTATAGATGACATACTGTGCGACGACGGCGAAGATGCCCATGTCGGTGGGGTCGCCAGCCCAGACCATATAGTTGGCCAAAGGCGGCTGAAGATAGAGGAAGTCGGGGGTGGCCATGTTCTGCTCACGGCTGACGCACTGGAAGCCGTCTTCGGGATGGACATGTTTGCGTGGGATAAGGTCGAAGTCGATGCGGTACTGCTCTTCGTCCTCGTCGAACCAGACGCGGTTGACCTGAAGGAGGGTGTAGCCGTAGAGGATGGTGCGCAGCAGCTCCTTGATGAAGATGCGCATGTCGGGCGAGTTGAGCAGCTTGCCTATTTCCTTGTCCTCTGTACCGTCGCGCTTGAAGACGAGCCTCTTGTTGAGGATTGCGTCGCAGCGTTTGCCCCATGTGGCCTCGACCTGTCCGTCAAGTTCCATGTCCTTATAGAGGTCGTAGAGATAGGTGCGGATGGGGTTGGTGGGGTTCTCGAATGCGGCGATGGCGCGTCGCCAGTTCTCAATGTCTTGAGTGGAGCGGTTGGGGACACGCACATTGATGTTGGTGATGTTGACACCGTTCTTGGGCAGTTCGCCCTTCTTTCGTTTTACAGCCATTTGTTCCTCCTTTTTCGGTTGCCACCATATTTGACATAGTTGCTGCCCTTGGATCCATCGAGGCGGGCAAGTCCGGGCATGGCGGCTTTTTCTGCCTGGACTGACTTGAGGAAGGCGATGGCATCGTCGTAGGCCTTTTCGCGTGTTTCAGGCATATTGACGGGGCTTGAGCCTTCGTAGCAATAATAGATGGCGATGTCGCGGACGAGCTTGACAGTCATCCCGTCGCGGGCATTGCCCGTCTTGGCGTACTCGGCCTCGATGTCGTAGCGGACGCAGAGATAGCTGCGCACCATGGCCATGGCATCGTCGATGGCTTTCGTGGCCTTACTGTTGTCGCCGCGTGTGATAGCGGTGAGCGATTCGGCATGGATGCCGTCGGTGAGTTCTTCAACTGTGATGTACATGGCGTGTCATTTAGTGTGATAGAGGCATTGCCGGATGATGTAGAGATAGTCCTTCATCTCCTTACGGAAGATGCCGAGCCGGACAAGCTCGTCAATTTTGTCGCGGTCGTAGACCCGTACCTTGCCGTCTACTTTGATAACGAAGTATCTCTTTTTTGTCAATTGATGCATTTTGTCTGCATGCCGGATGGCGTTCTTTACCCGAACGTAGTTCATGAACCTTTTCCATAGTGTTGTCATTTTGATGGTTGTTTTAGATGTTGATGATATGTTAGACCCGTTTCCTGTTTCGGGGCCTGCGGCCCAGGGAAACGGAGTTGATTTCATGTGTGCGGATCTTTCCGTTGAGAATGAACCAGGCACCCTCGACGCAGTCCGCGCCGTCTGCCGGTGCCTTGAGCTGTTCGGTAAGCAGTATGAATTCCTCGGCGAGCCTTTCCATGTGCGGGTTGCCCTTCAGCTCCTCGTTGAAGACAAGGCGGCCTTGGCGGTTGAGCGGTTCAAGGTTGCCCTCGATGCGCGAGAACTTGTCCGGCTTCTTGCGCGGGTCGGGGCTGATATTCAGGAAGCCGTCCTTCTTGCCGCGTTCGGCGAACAGGGGCAGAAATACCTGCTGGTAGAACGGATCCTGAAGCCTGTTGTTCTCGATGAAGTTGTACACCTGCACGCCTTGAGGGACATCCTCGTTTATGTCGTAGAACCAGTCGACGAACTGTGCGCTTGTGGCGTGGTCGTCGCGGGCGTTGATGATATAGAAAACGCCGTCCATGTAGCCCAGCAGTGCCATGGCCTTTCGGCTGGACGCTTTCTTCAGGTTGTTGGACGGCGAAGGGTCGGCGTAGTTGACCAGGAACGGGAAGCGGCGCAGCGGGGGCACCTTGCCCCATGTCAGCTCCTTGAACACGGTTCCCTCTGTGATTGGGTTGTTGAAATACTCCTTTTGCGCCGACTTGGTGGATATTTTGGAGAGGATGAAATCGATGTCGGCCTCGGAGTTCTTCTCCGGCCACGACGATTTTCCGTTTTTGTCGCGGATGTTGATGACCTCGAACTTGTCGGCCTTCTCACCGGCCAACTTGATGCAGCAGTCCTTGGCGATGATGTTGCCGTTGAAAAGAATCCTGATGTCGCCCGATACGGATACCGTGGGAATCAAGGCTTGCTCGATCCAGTCCCATTTGGCCTTGATGCGGTCAGGGTTGCGGCATTCCTCGTCGGTGTCGATATCGTCCACGAGGATGAAGTCGGGACGCTTGGCCTCGTTACGGGTACCACGGGGGCTTTGTCCCGCACCGATGGCCCTGAAGGAGCATCCGCACTTGGCGACGAACTGGCCCGTCTCCCAGTTGCCGGGGTTGACCTGGTCGCCGTAGTCGTTGATGATGCGGGCGTTCTTCTCCAGCTGGAGCTGGAAGGGCAGCAACAGGCGGCATGCGTTGTCGAAGCTGTTCGACACCAGAAGCATGTTGAAAATCTTCCCGGTGAGCGCAAGAAACAGCACCTCCATCATGGAGCGGGCGGACTTGGCCAGCTCGCGGCTCCACGCCCTGACCTCGTACCAGCGTGGGTGTTCAATCAGTCGTTTGGTGGCCGCCTTGTGGAAGGCTGCCGGTTCTGCCGTGCAGTATGCCGGGAAATAGTACTTGAACCATTTTTCGGGATCCGCCTCAAGCCGGGCAATACGCTTCAGCTTCTCCTCCTGGCTTTCCTCGGTGTCGACCTCGACATCGGAGATGAAGCTTTCGTAATACTGCCTCCAGTCTTCGAGCAGCTGCTTGTCTGTTGGTTTGCGGAGTTTGGCCATGGCTACAGACAGGATTTGATGTAGGCGTTGAAGAGGCGGGCAATCTCCTTGCTCTGGTCGAGGCCGCAGGTCTTGCGGACGAAGGCGAGGAACTCTTTGCCGGTGGCTATCTTCTCGGCGGTGTTGGTTTCGGTTTCGAGGTTCTTGATGGCGGCGGTGATCTTCACCACGGCATCGGCCTCTTTGGAGGTGAGCAGCTGCTTTCCGTCTTCACGCTGTTCGACGGTGTCCTTCCACTGTTCAAGCTGGCGGTAGAGCCACGACAGCTGCATATCCTTGCCCACGAGGAGCGATGTGCGCATCTCGTCCCATTTCCCCTCGTTGACCCACTTGCAAATTGTAACCTTTGAAACTCCGACGCGGTCGGCGATCTCGGCCTGTGTGATTCCCTCGTCGTTCAGGAACAGCTGCTTGGCGAAATCCTTCTTCTGTTTGATTGTCAATTCTGCCATAATCGGTTGGTTTAGCGGTGCAAAATTGCACACGCGCAGGGGCACAATCAAAAAAGGTGTCAAACTCTTTCCTCACTTTTTGCGGGGGCTGGATTGTTGATGGATTTTTGCACCGTGAAAAAGCACGAAATGAAGACGAATTTTAGGATAGTGAACCGTGACCAAGGCGGCAAGGTCGCCGAGGTCTATATGTACGGCGTGATCGGTGCCGGACTCGACATCGACACGAATGTGATTGTGGCGCAAGTCGAGCAGATGAGGCGGCAAGGCATACGCGACTTCAAGTTCTTTGTGAACAGCGAAGGCGGCGAGGTGGTTCAAGGCTGCGCCCTGTTCAATTACCTCGACCGTACCGACATCGACGTGGAGTGGGTGATTGACGGCCTTGCCGCCTCAATGATGGCCATGCTCATCACCAACCCCAACCACAAGGTGAGCGCAGCCCGCTACGCCAAACTGATGTACCACCGTGTGCAAGGATCGGTCTATGGTAACAGTGCCGAGGTGCGCTCCATGGCAGAGATGATAGACAAATTCGAGACCTCGCTGATTGAGATGATGGCCCGCCGCATGAACGAGCCGGTCGAAGAGGTTCGCAAGGAGTTTTTCACCGACGGCCTCGACCACTGGATGACAGCCGAGGAAGCCAAAAAGCGCGGACTGGTGGACAGCATCATTGAAGGTAGAAACATCGCAGAACCGGCAGCCGACATCAAGTCGGCCAAAACCGTGTTCGATTTCTTTAACAAACAACTATTAAACATCATCAAACCCAACAACATGGACAGAGCAAAATTCGCAAACCTGCTGAACAAGCAGGAAAAGGACATCGAGACCGACGAAGCTCTTGAGAGCGCAGTGAAGGCCGTTGTCGACGAAAACGTCACCCTCCGCGACGAGCTCAAGGCCGAAAAGACCAAGAGTGCCGGGCTGGAGCAGCAGGTGAAGACCATGAACGAGGCGAAGGTGAAGCAGCTGGTGGATTCGGCCATCACCTCCAAGAAGATTGGCGAGGACGAGCGCGAGACCTACACCAAACTGGCCACCAACGACTTCGAAATGGCAGAAAAGATTATCGGTAAGCTTCAGGGCGTGACCCCTGTGACTGACCAGCTGAAGACCCCCGTCGTCAACGAGGCCGAGAAGGACTGGACTTTCGACGACTACCACAAGAAAGGCAAGCTGGAGAACCTGATGAAGGAGAACCCGCAACGCTATTCTGAACTCTTCGAGGCCAAGTACGGCCACAAACCCAACAACCTCTAAAAAAGTAAAGAGATGAACCCTATCAACACTGAGAACAACGCAAGCTACAACTTCGTAGCTCCGAGCATCCAAGAAGATGCCGACAAGAAAACGGAAGTGATGTTCCCCACCGCCGAGGTCGTGAGCCCCACCATCAGCTCGAACAAGGCTGATGCGCCGGTGCGCCGCCAGAAGACCATCGTGAAGCTGGGCACCCTCTCCGCTGCCACCACCCTGAACTTGGCCCCCGAACCCGCCAACTTGAACGTGGGCGCAATGGTGGCCGTCAACTGGACGAGCGACGGCACGGCGAGAGCCGTCACCGTGAAAGTAGGAGCAGACACCGTGGCCACCCTCAGCGGCACCGCCTCGACGAAGGTGACGAAGCAACTGATGTGGGACGGCGAGTCGTTCCTGGCCGTCTAATAAGAAACGAGAAACAGTAACAACCAACACAACAAACACAATGAAAAACTTAATGAGATTTATTAGCACGCTTATGGTGGCCGTGATTGTGGCCCTTGGCGTGGGCACCGCCTTCGGTGCAGGGGCTGGCGTGGCCGTACTGGGCGCGTCGGCATTGGTTAAGGTTCCGGCTGGTTCGCTCGGCATGAGCGTGGTGCCTGAGATCTGGACGGACTACATCGTGGAGAACCTGTTCAAGAATAACGAGTTCCTCCTTCAGTCCGTCGACGAGTCGCAGTATGTGATTCAAGGCAAGGTGGTACATGTGCCACAGGCAGGCGCACCGTCGAAAGTGAAACGCAACCGTACCCAGCTTCCGGCCACGATAACGAGACGCTCGGATGTGGATGTGACCTACGCATTGGACGAGTTCACGACCGACCCGCGCTTCATCCCGGATGCCGACAAGGTACAGTTGAGCTACGACAAGATGAACTCGTGCATGACGGAGGACATGAGCTACCTGCGTCAGGTGATTGCTGACTCGATGCTTTACACCTGGAGACCCAAGTACTTCATCAAGGCCAGCAAGACGAAGAGTTCCGACTACACCATCCACGGGAGCAACCTGCGCACGGGGGTATGTGTGGACGATTTTGTGAAGGCGAAGGCTGTGTTCAATAAATGGGGCATCCCGAAAGAAGACCGCTACGTGCTGCTGCCGACCGAGATGTACAACCAGCTGTGCAACGACGTGCGCAACGCAACGAACGAGAACCTGATGACGGCTGTGTATAATCCCGTGAACGGCTCCCTTGAGAAACTGGAGGGCTTCACCATCATCGAGAGACAGACTGCGTTGCTGGCATCGAACAGCACGCTGACGCAGGTGACGGGCAAGCCTTATTTTGAATGGACATCGGGCAATGACCTGACCTATACTCCTGAGGACTACGAGGATATTGATGCAGGCGAAAAGGCAGCCGCAACGCAGGCCTGCGCCTACGGCTTGTTCTGGCAAAAGAGCATGGTGCGCCGTGCCTTGGGCGAGACCAAGATGTTCGAGAACGAGGGCGACCCGACCTACTACGGCGATGTGTACAGCTTCCTGAACCGCATGGGAGGCCGCCGCAGCCGAGGCGATGCAAAGGGTGTGCTTGGCCTGATCCAGGAATACCACGCATCGTAAGTAAAACGAAAGCAAACTGACGACCGAATAAACACTGAAGCCATGGCAAAAAACCGTATAGCACGACTTGTCATCCACTGCACCGCCACATTCGAAGGTCGGGAGGTGACAGCCGCCGACATCCGTCGCTGGCACACTGCGGCCCCGCCCATAGGGAGGGGATGGAGACAAGTCGGCTATACGGACATGGTGCACCTTGACGGCAAGGTGGAACGCCTTGTGGCGAACAACGAAGATGCGTATGTGGACGGCTGGGAAGTCACCAATGGGGCAAAAGGCTACAACAGTACAAGCCGGCACATTGTGTATGTTGGCGGACTGGATACCAACGGACACCCAGCCGACACGCGCACATCGGCGCAGAAGGCCGCTTTGAAGGCGTATGTGGAGGATTTCCACAAGCGTTTCCCGTGGGCCGAGGTGGTCGGACACCGCGACCTGCCAGGGGTGGCGAAGGCCTGCCCCTGCTTTGATGTGAGAAAGGAGTATGGGATATGACCGAACTAATCAAAAGAGCAACCCTGCGCAATGTCCCATTTTGGGTGTGCCTATGTATTAGCATCGCGCTGATTGTGGCTGGATTTTGTGTGCCACCCACAGGTGTTATTGATGGATCGGTATTAACTGGAGTGGGTGAATTGTTTGGCTTTGCCGCCCTCTGGACTGTCTGGCTTGCCATAAAGAATGGAACTAACGCCAAGGTAAGGCACGGAAAGACGAGCCTTATTGTAGGCACTTCTGAAAAAGACGGTAAACCTAATCCACAATACAACGAAAACGATGAAGTCGACGAATAAGAAATTAGTCTTGATTATCGCTCTTGCTCTATGCCTTTCGAGTTGCAGAAGCAGTCAGACGACGAGTGTGGAGCGAAGAAGTGAGACGCGCACGGAAACAAACTCCACGGTGTCAAGCACTACCAACACGGAATATGTGCATGACAGCGTGTTTGTCTATGTCGGCGACACGGTCGTGATAACCCGATGGCGTACCTCGTGGCGCGACAGCGTGATCCATGACACGGTGTTCAAACACACCACAGACACTGTCCACGAAACGAATGATGTCGAGAAGGTGGTGCAGGTTCCCACAAAAGGCAGCAGTGCCGGTTGGGCCGTCGCCCTCGCACTGATGCTCCTGATTGTGGTTTACATACTGATTAAAAGCTTTTTGAAATAACATTAAAAACACATTGAAATGCCATTACCCTATGTAAGAATCAATTTCGCCAACGGTGCCATAGGAGGTTCGGCTGCCATGGACGACGGTTGCACTGGCCTTATCTGCAATGCAGAGGCCGTGTCGACCACGTTTGCCCTGGGCACCAACTATCTCATCACTTCACTGAAAGGGCTTGAGGATCTCGGCATCAACGCTTCCTCGACCGGGCCAAACGCAAACGTGTACAAATGCGTGAAGGAGTTCTATGACGAAGCACCGAAGGGCACAAAGCTCTATCTGCGTGGTGCGGCCACGAGCGTCACTGTTGAGAACCTTGTCCTGAAGACCAACGCCCATGCCTGGCCGCTGTTGGAATATGCCGCAGGTGAGATCCGCACTCTGATTGTGAAGGTGACCGACGCGAACAACTACACGCCCGCCGTCACCCACGCCATTGACGCAAAGGTGGAGTCCGCAATCACAAACGCCCAGGCTTTGGCTGTGGCCGCTGCTGAAGACTTGAAGGCTCCATTGTTGGTGTTGCTTGAAGGCCGTCATTACAGCGGTACCGCCGCCAGTCTGCCCGCTCTCAACGCACTCACCGCCAATCGCGTGGCCGTTGTCATCGGTGATACCAAGACTGGCTCAACGGGTGCTGCCGTTGGCCTTTTAGCCGGACGCATCGCCCGCATCCCGGTGCAACGCTCTATTGCCAGAGTGAAGGACGGCGCAATGGTGGCAACCACCATGTACATCAAAAACTCAGTGGCCGAAAGTGGCAGCCCCGATGTCATCCACGGCAAGGGCTTCATTTGCCCGCGTACCTTCGTCGGCAAGGGCGGCTACTTCTGGAGTGACGACAGCATCGCTACCGGCCCCACCGACGACTACTGTCTCATCCCGCGCCGCCGTACCATCGACAAGGCCTATCGTATCGCCTACCTCTCCATGCTGGAGCAGGTGAGCGACGAAATCGCCCTCACAGCCGACGGCAAGATTGCCCCGGCAGTCTGCAAGAATATGGAGACGGTGATGGAGAGTGCCATCATCAACCAGATGACCAGCGTCGGCAACCTGGGCAACGACCCGCAGGATCCAAATGACACCGGCGTGGTTGCCTATGTGAACCCTGAACAGAACATCGTGGCCACTTCGAGACTGGAGGCATCATTGCGTATCCGTCCATACGGCTACGCCAAGTATATCGAAGTCGACCTTGGCTTCCAAACCCTTAACCATTAAAAGAAAGGAGGTATCATGTTTAATTCAAGAGAATACGAATGGGCAGACATTTCCATTCTCATCGGCACTCGCATGCTTGTAGGCTTTATTGCCGTGAATTACAAGAACAAGCAGAGCAAGAACCCCATCTATGGCAAGGGCAATGAGCCATACGCCGTCCAGAAAGGCAACAAGAGCCATGACGGTGAATTGGCCCTGAACATGAGTGAACTGCTCGCATTGCAGGCAGAAAGCCCAACAGGAAGCATCCTTGACCTTAGGGTGGATATGACAATTTGCTACGGCAACCCCGATCAGGGTGATGTGATGCACACAAAGAAGTTGCTCGGTGTAGAGTTCACTGAAGAGCCAGAAGGAATGAAACAGGGCGACGACCACAGCGAACACACGCTCCCGTTCATCTTCCTACGCGAATTGAATGGATAAAAACCAACGGCCCCGTCCACCGACGATTCTTCCATGTCGGACGGGCGGGGCTTATTTCAAAACAAAATCAAACGACATGGAAAAAGAAGAAAAGACCTTGGTGGGACAGGCCACACCAAAACAAATCGAGGCCTGGAAGAAACAGTACGGCGACATTTTTGCCGTCACCGTCGACGGCGGCATCTGCTATCTGAAGAAGCCCTCGCGTAAGGCTCTTGGATATGCATCCTTTGCTTCAAAGAACAATCCGCTCAACTTCAACGAAGTCATTCTTAACGACTGCTGGCTTGGCGGCGACGAAAGCATCAGGACGGACGACTCGAAGTTCCTGGGCATTTCCGGGGCCATTGCCAAACTCATCGAGGTGAAGGAGGCAGAAATAAAAAAGCTCTGACCGTCGCCGAGATCGGAGAGGGAAAAGGACAAGGCTTTCGGAAAAGTGACGCACAACTGCGATACTATTTCCATATAGCAAACCCTGAAGATCTCAGCGACGAAGAGTGGGCCATGCGTGTGCGTGAGCTTGAATGGGTGAGAAAACAGGAATCCAAATCATTAAAAGGTAAGTAAATGGCACAAGTCGTAAAATTCACAATCAATCTCGACGGCAATGCGGTGGATGGCGTTGCCCGTCTTGAGGAGGGAATGGATCAACTTTTGACCTCCGCGAACAAGGTCGGTTCAGTGTTTGACAGCCTTGGCAACGCCGCGTTTAAGTTGAACAATATAATTGGCCTCGTTTCCAATGTGATAGGCCGTGTGACATCATCGATGCAGGCTTGCGAGCAAGCCAACCAAGCCCAACAGGAGGCGGAAACCAAGCTGGCGCAGGTGATGCGGAACACGATGAACGCAGGTGCGGATGAGATGGCCGCCATAAAGGAACTCACAGCAGCCCAACAGCAGCTTGGCGTGATTGGTGACGAGGTGCAACTGGCAGGTGCCCAGGAACTGGGTACATATCTTGAGAAAACGGATAGCCTGAAGCAACTCATCCCCGTGATGAACGACATGCTGGCACAACAATACGGACTGAACGCCACACAGGAGCAAGCCGTGACCATCGGAAGCATGATGGGCAAGGTTATGGAAGGTCAGGTCGGAGCATTGAGCCGTTACGGATACAAGTTCGATGAAGCGCAGGAGAAGATTCTGAAATACGGCACCGAGGAGGAAAAGGTGGCTACCCTTGCGGAAGTCATCACCCAAAGTGTCGGAGACATGAACGAGGCACTCGCGGCAACGCCTGAAGGCCGACAAAAACAGGTGGCCAACGAAATCGGCGACATACAGGAACGCATCGGGGCACTTTGGATCCAAATTCAGGAGGTGTTGCTACCTATCCGGGAAAAGGTTCTGAGCGTGATAACCACCGTCATCGAAAAAGCCGAGGCATCAATGGACACCATCAAAGCCGTGATTCCTATTGTGCTTGATGTGGTTGGCGTTATAGGCGCAGTCATTGCAGTGGTCAAACTGTGGTCAGCAGCGCAAGCCGTCCTCAATGTTATCATGACGGCCAATCCTATCGGGGTAATCATCATGGCCATTGCCGCGTTGATAGGCATAATTGTCGCCGTGGTAAGGCACACGGAGGGTTGGGGTGAGACCTGGAACAACACGATGGAATACCTGAAGCTGACCTTTCAACAGTGTGGTGCCTGGCTTCACAAGAAGTGGCTTGAAATTGAGGACTTCTTCATGTCGGGATTTGAAACCATCATGGAAGGATGGTACAAAGTCCAATCCCTGTGGGACGGGGAAGGTGCCGCCGAGGGCCTTAACAAACTCAGAGACCAACGCGACGAGAGGGCCAAGGCCATCGCCGAGGCCCAGGGCAAGATAGACGAACTTGCGGAAGCCCGCCGAAACATCGACATTTGGCAAGTAAAGCTGAAGAAGGACGGAAAAGAGGAAAGCAATGGCACATCAACGATGGGGGCTTTGCTTTCGTCCGTGAATGGGGGCCTGAATGCCACCTCGACAGGCGATGCCTCAACTGCGGCTTCGAAGAGCGCACAAGCCACCGCCACTGGCGGAACCCGCAACACCACGGTGAACATCAACCTCGGCAAGATGGTGGAAAGCATCGTCTTCAACGGAGGGTACGAAGAAAACGAACAGGATATGGAACAAAGGCTGGCCGCGATGCTCTCGCGCATCCTCGGCATGGCCGAAGCAACAGCCGGATAAGATATGTTTGTAGCTGGACTGAATTTAGTGAGACGTGCAATAGCCGAGACCAGGCCGATGCCCAACGGCATGGGAAACTTTGGCTTTGCCGATTACTATTCCCCAGTCACCCTGAAAGGTGACGGACTGGATGTGAATTTGGATGCTGACCCGCTTATTGCCGTTAGCCGTGCCAACAATATTGTGTGCCGTAGTGTCGCCAAGCCGAAAAAGGATGGTACCATCAAAGAGAGCTGGGCAGTTGGCGACTGGGATATCACCATCACTGGAATCATTATCGCCAAGACCAAGGAGGAACTGTGGCAGTCCGTAAGGCTGCTGGGCTTGATTAGTGAAAAACGCCAGTCGCTTGAAATAACCTGCCCTCCGCTCAACGAGCAATACGACATTACGCGGATAGCCGTGAAACAGCTTCAGTTGCCCTTTACAGAAGGCGAACTCAACCAGCAGTTCACCATTACTGCCCTCAGCGACACGAGCTACGAACTATTGGAGGAGCTGTGATGTTTAGGATGGATTTCGACATAAGGATTGGAAACTACCGCCTGAAGATGGTTGACGCGGTGAAGGTGAAGCACTCCGTGGAGCAGCTCTCCGACACAGCCACCATCACCTTGCCCGCCATGGTGGAGGGTAAGACCATCGAAATAGAGGACAAACTGAAAGTGGGAGACGCCGTGACCATACAACTCGGCTATGACGACCGCCTTCAAACAGAGTTCAAAGGCTATTTGAAAGCCATCAACACGGACGGCGGCAACCTGACCTTGGAATGCGAGGATGCGATTTACCTCTTCGACAAAAAAGTTTCCGATGTGGAACTCAAGAGCGTCACCATGAAGGCATTGCTGGAAAAGGTGGTGAAGCAGGTTGATCCGGCAATCACCGTGCAGACCGAGTTCGACTTCACATGGGAAAAGTTCACCTTCTACCACGCCACCGCCCGCGATGTGCTAAAGAAGGTTCAGGATGAGACGAAGGCCAATATCTGGTTCGACGGGCAGACGCTGCATGTGCAGCCCCAATATGCCCAAGCGTCGGGTCGAACCGTGGCATTCGACTTTGAGCGCAACATCGAGTCGTCTAACCTGAAGTACCGAAAGGCGAGTGATAAGAAGGTGGAAGTGACGGTGGAACTGACCGATGCCGAAGGCAAGAAATCCGAGGTGAAATACGGAGCCGAAGGTGGCAAGAACATCAAGCGTGTCGGTCACGGCATGACGAAAGCCGAGGCTAAGAAAATAGCCGAGAACGAGTATAACCTTTGGTGTTACGATGGATACGAAGGCTCATTCACGGGTTGGCTGGTGCCATTTGTCGAACCGGGTGATGCGGTTCGCCTTCGTGATGCCGACTACCCGAACAAGGAAGGCGTGTATTATGTGACGGGAACGGAAATTAGTTTCTCAAAAGATGGAGGGAAAAGAACAGTAAGCCTTGGGAGGTGGCTCAGCAAATGAAAACGCTATTTCTTCTTTTGAACATACTTTTTGGCCTGTGGGTCATAGCCTTCAGTAACGAGCACGAACACATCGGCATCGAGCCAATCAGTGAGACGAATGGTGTAGTCCTCTTCGCCCTTCCTGGTCACAAACTGCCACTCACCTTCCTTGGGAGCACGGTCGACCACACGGACATTGAAGTTGTGAGCCTCGCCCCAGTTGCTGAACCACACGCGCACATCGGCGTGCTCGTTAGGGCCGACGATACGCACTTTCCCATAAACACTCCGTGTGACACTCGCCGAAATATTGGCCCCGTGGTCTGTCACGATGGTGATGGTCTCGTCCTGAAGATGGAACACGGGTCTGTCCTGGGCGAAGCCGAAGACCTCCGTCCACACCAAAGCCGCTATAAGAAACAACCTCTTCATGCCGCAAAAATAGCAAAAAACTGACACATGGACAACTACACCGAAATACGAAACAAAATCCGCGCCATGATGGGCCAGAAGACCCCGCTGCTGCTCACCGGCAAGGTTGAAAGCGTGGGCGACGAAACCTGTACTATCATTGTTGGCGATCTGAAGTTGACCGATGTGCGTTTGCGCTCGGTGGTGAACGGTGAAAGCTCTAAGCTGCTCATTAAGCCCGCAAAGGACAGCTATGTCACCATCATCGATCTGAGCGGTGAACTGCGCGAGACCGAGGTGATAGGCTACAGCCAAATCGAGGCTATCGACATTGAGACCGGCAGCGACATCAACATCAACTGCAAAGGCGATACCAACATTGACTGTGACGGCACTGTTACATTCAACGGAGGAGACCATGACGGATTGGTGAAGCTTCAGGAACTGAAGGACAACCTAAATTCCATCAAAAACTATTTGTCTGCATTAAAGAGCGCAATAAGCACAGGCTTAAATGGCGTGGGAATTTCAACCGCCGCCAGCGGCGAAGCGGGAGCGTTGGCTTTTGAAGGAGCGATGGCCGGAAAAACGATAAACTTCAAGAATATGGAGAACGACAAAGTGAAGCACTGATGAAGAACATTGACTTGCAAATAGACGAGAACTACGGCCTGATGACGGATACAATCAGGCACGACCTTGTGGTTGGTGATGTAACCCTCCAGAACCAGGCTCTCATCCTTGTCTCCCAAAAGGGCGAGTGGAAGGAACGGCCTATGGTGGGTTGCGGCATTGAAGACATCACCAATGACGAGGACGCGGACAGTTGGAAACGAGAAATCAGAGAACAGCTCATCCGCGAAGGTATGAAGGTAAGTGGAATCAAAATCAACGAAGAAAACATAGAAATAGACGCTGACTATGAGAACAATTGAAGAAATCAAAAAGGAAATGACGGATGCCGTGCTCAACGACAACAACCTACGCACGGCCTTTGGCCTCAACCAAAACGAGGAATGGGACAGACAAGTTTCGTCCGTCTCCATTCTCAATCTTATCATCTACATCGTGGCCATGGCCGCTCGTACCATCGAATGGCTCCACGAACGGTTCCGTGCCGAGGTAGAGGAGCGCATCGCCGCCGCCTTTCCTGGCAGCGTCAGTTGGTACTGGAACAAAGTCATGCAGTTTCGATACGGTTACGAACTCGACGAAAACGCTGCCTACGAACAAGAGGCTCTCGATGACGACAATGCACTCATCATTACGCACTGTGCTGTTTTTGAAATCGACAATGGTATTGTTGTAAAGGTCAACAAAGGAACGAGTTTTGAAGCTCTCAGCCCCACGGAACTTGACGCTTTGAGAGAGTATGTGGGTCTCATCAAGTTCGCGGGCACTTCCGCTTATGTCTACAGTTATCCTCCCGACCAAATAGAACTCACACTTAACATTTGGCGAGACCCCATGGTGCTTAATGAAGACATGGATCCAATTAGCGGCAACACCGAAAGTGTTTCGGATGCCGTTACCCGCTATCTTGACGGCATTGCATACGGTGGAATGTTTAACAAGACAAAACTCATCGACGCGGTTCAGGCTGTTCCGGGAGTGCGTGACGTTACCATATCCGAAGGCACCATCCATTGTCAAGACGACCATAGCAGTCACGACTTTAGCAGTTTTGTTCAAAACTTCCGTAGTCACGGCGGCCATTTTATTATACAAGACCTTCAGTTCGAAGACATCACTAACCTCAACCTTTAACACTATGGCCATACCTAACACACAAATACTGTCCACGCCTACAGCCAGTATCAACAACCTGGTCGACCAGCTCATCCCGCCCGTCCTGCGCAATAGTGCGAACAGAACACTTGTGTACCTTATGACGAGAATAATCAAGCCCTTCTCACTCATCAACACCGACTATAATACATTCAGCAGCACGAAACGTCGCCGCTTACAATACAACGGTCAGGTGCGTCTTCTCGAAAACATCATTAACAGGCTCATGCTGTCCACTTACAACATGTCAGCACCGGTCATATATCTCACCGACCAATCGCCAGTTGAGGAATTCTATATTTCACCAAATGGAAACTGGATAGAACAAGAATCCATTCACTACGACCAAGACGGAAAGATTTATTGGGATATGCAGCAACACGACCCTGAAGAGGAACCTAAGCATTACAGCATACTCCACGACCGCACCTGTAGGGCCGACACCATCGGCTTTGAGGTTCATCTTACTCCGCCACTTGACCCAGATGCGCCCACAAGCACAATGAAAACACGCTACTACAACAACGGCGGCGATGTGGCACTGAAAGAAATCGTTGACACATACAAAATTGCTGGAAAGCATTATGTTGTGATTCAAGACACGGAATGATTAAAACATAAAAAACACCAATAAGCGATGAAAAAACTTAAAACAAACAACACAGGCCGAATGCCCCTTTGGCAGGCCGACCTCGATTGGATTCAAAATGCTTTCACCGAACCAATAATGGCTCTCGTCAATGAACTCAAGATCCCATCACGCTATTTCATGCCTATCACAGGATGCAAGGTGACGAAAACCGAGGAAATTATCTCCATGACTTCAGGCTGGTTTTGGTGGGCTGGTGAAATGCTGCCTGTTCGCGCGTTAGAGCCTACCAAAATATCATCGTTCACAGCCCCTGCCGTACATCTTGAAAAGGTAATTTACTACGACCAAGATGGAGCGCGCAACTTCATTAAGGCTGACCTTACTACAGAATCCGTCAGCGATGTTTGGCAAGACGATTACATCCTGCCAAAGGTAGTGGAACGCTTTGGATCATTTACCACGGGAGTACATATTCTTCCTGGTGCACGGACATTGTTCGACGACATTAAACTCTGCACCACCGACAGTGAAAGCGAATGGAATACGATATACGGTGTTGACCCTCTTGATGTCAGTTTCAAGCGAATCGGTAGAATGGTCATTCTTCGTGGTGCTGTGTTCTCACAAGTCGAATCGACTCCTGTCACATTGGGATTGCCTCGTCCACTTGGAGGTTGGGCAACTCTCCACCATAACACCTCGGATTCCGACCTCAAATTATGTGTCACAGGCGAAGGCGGCCTTTCCGTTGAGGCGCACACTGGAGGTGCCCCGCTGCTGGTTAGCCTCACGGGCATGATGTATATGGCCGAAGACCCATATATTACCATTCCCGTTGACACAAACGTCATTGTCTGTGAACAATAGTCAAACGACATGAGAACAGTCATAGCACAAAGAAGGCAGACCTTGTGGGATATTGCCGTGCAATATTGCGGTAGTGCAAATTCTGCATTTGACATTGCCGCACTCAACGGCAAGGCACCCACCTACCAACCTCGTCCGGGCGACTCTTTTATCGTTCCCGAACCAGAAAACAAAAATGTGGCGGCTCACTATGCAAACCACAGTATAGTGCCCGCCACATCGTCTGCAACCAAGTAATTTGCTGGGGCCATAGAAAAGGCCCCCGCCTCCAAAGCCGGGCTCCTACCCCCGACAATGACAAAGGTGCCACAACACCACGGCAGAGGCCGTATGCCTCTCGGTGTTGTGGCACCTTATTTTTGTAAATGTAGGAGACCGCAAAAATAGACAAAAAAAGACAACCTAATACATACAAAGATGGAAAACAAGAAGAAAAGCTACACCTACCACCCGCAATACGGCATTGTGGTAATGTGCACAGACGAGCAGAACCAGATCGACACGTTCAATCGTCTGAAGGAATTGAACCTTGGTCTAAAACTTAAAGTTGTAACGGTATGAGAATCGAAATCAACCACACCTGTGAGGACTTCACCAGCTACAGGGCAGAACGCGTGAAATCCCTCTTTAATGCCGAAACGGGCTACCAATGGCAGCACACGGCAGAACTGCCCATCGAGAACATAGACTGGCAAATTGGCCTCATCGTCGGGAGGTCGGGAAGCGGGAAAAGCAGCATCGGAAAGGCGATGTTCCCCGGTGTCCCGCTCTATGACCTTTATGCTGGATGGCATGAAGACCGTCCCATCATCGACGACATTTGTCCCGACGGTGACTTTGACGCGGTGACGGGCGCATTGTCAGCCGTCGGCCTTGGCGATGTACCGGCATGGCTGCGACCGTTCAAGGTGCTTTCAAATGGCGAACAGTTCAGGGCCGGTCTCGCCCGTCTCGTTTGTGACAAGCCCGAAATCGCCGTGGTGGACGAGTTTACCAGCGTAATTGACCGCCAGATTGCCAAGATAGGCGCGGCGGCCTTTGCGAAGAGTTGGCGGCGTGGAAAAGGCAAAATCGTCCTTCTTACTCCGCACTTCGATGTGATTGAATGGTTGCAGCCCGACTGGGTGTACAACACAAACGAGGCGCGGTTCTACACCCGCGACTGCCTTCGGCAAAGGCCACAAATCGAACTCTCAATTTACAGAGTTCCGGGAACAAAATGGAGTTATTTTAAGCCACATTACTATTTAGATTTGCCCATGCCCATCGCGGCCCAGTATTTCATCTGCTTTGCCGGTGACGAGCCTGTTGCACACCTCGCCGTTTGCCCGATGTTTCAGGGCGGCCACTATCGGGCCACGCGCCTCGTGGTCATGCCGGAGTGGCAGGGCATTGGTGTAGGCACGGCCTTCCTGAATGAGGTTTGCAGGCTTCATCTTGAGGGCCAGGGACGGTGTGGGCGCAAATACACCACGTTGTTCCACACCTCGCATCCGCAACTCTGCCGTGCGCTCAGGAAGTCGCCCAAATGGGTGCAAGTCAGTGGTGCCCTGAAGTTCGCCGACAAAAGCAAGTCCATCAAGACGCTCAGCCGGTCGGCAATCAATGGCGGCATGAAACACGGGAGCGGTGGCTTTGGCGGCCATTTCAGGGCGGTACAAGGGTTTGAATATATAGGAGACCAGGAACTATGTTAGTGAGGATATTAGGACAGACCACAACGCAGGCGTATATTGCCGCGAAGGAGGTCGTGGAAAGATGCGGCTGCACGGTGTTCCATGATTCGATGGAGTATCTGCCGGACATGGAGATAGACCTGAACATCGCGCCGTTGCTGACGGAGAAGATCCCAACAGATGTAATCAAGGAGCCTCGCTTAGGCACGCTCATCTTTCATCCGTCACCGCTGCCGTATGGACGCGGTGCGGCATCCATCAAGTGGGCTTACAAAAGGAATGAAGCCGTGACCGCCGCGACATGGTTCTGGGCTGATGATGGCCTTGACACGGGCAATATCTGTGAGCAGGAAATCGTCAAAATAGACCACACCGTCAAGCCGCGACAATTCTACGAGCGTGACATAATCCCAGCCCTTTGTCGAACGCTTGAACGCTGTTTAAGCAGCCTTCGAATAGGTCTTAAACGCGAGATAAAGCAGCAGGGCAAATACGCCACATTCGACAGGAAAGAGGGCTTATAAGCGAAGTGGGCGCACCGGGGAAAATCCGACGCGCCCACTTTTGGGAAAAATTGTACGATTCATTTTAGAAATGTGTACAATTCGTTTTTGCGATTATACAAGGCGAAGGAGGAG